TTGAGTTTAAAGGCGTTTGTAATCTAAACATTTTAACTTTGGTCGTGCCTAATTGAACCACATTGTTGTAAAATAAAATAGGCTTAGGAACTACTTGGTTGCCAGATAAATCTCGACTTAAACCATACTGTATATTAACTAAATTATTTGTATTTACATCTTTTAATCTCTCAAATAATAAAGTTTCAAAAGGTAGTTCAACACTTATTACATCTCCATCTAAAGGCTTCAATTCAGTATCTTTAAGCGTCAATAAACTATCGCCGTATGCAACTATATTGTTTTGCTTAAATTGTTGGTTTAAGATGGTTGTAGGAGGTTGAAATTTAAAATCAATTTGCCTTGCTAAAGTCCCTCTTTCTGCATCGTAATTTTTTATATCAAAATGTTTTGTTAAGTCAACTACTTTACCGCTTAAATAATAATCGTTAGCAGTGTTTAAATAGATAGTACCGTTTCTTTGTGGAATAGCTACCAACTTAAAAATCTTAAACAAACCACTTAAAAATTCTATTATCTTTAACTTAGGCAAGTTTGCTGATACGTTTACAAGTGCCTCGCTACCTTGTGAAATACCTCCGCTTGTTTCTTCTGGCGTTGGTACCCAACTAGAGCCGTTCCAACTTTCAGACCTACAAACAACGGTTGCGGAATCAATTGGTATATTTATTTGAAACTGATATTTATTGTTTACTAAATCGTTTGTGTTAATTGTAAATTCTCTCTCGAAAGTTGGCGTTTGATCCTGAATTAAAGCAACCTGAACTCCATTGTTAAATATAGCAAAATCGATAGGTAAAGTATCATTATCATTGTTTATAATTGGGTTTAATATTGTTATCTTAAAGTAAAATCTTTTTTTATCGCTTGCGCTATTTACAAAGGTTGTAAAGTTTAGACTATCGGTTGCTAAGTTCATAAACGTACCGCCACCCGTTGTAAAGTTTATAAAGGAAGTTCTTAGTATTTTGTTTATTGTGTTGTTACACGCCCACATATACGCCTCTTTAAACTCTGTTCTATTTGTAAACTCATTGCTAAAAGTCAAACCATACTTAACGCTAATCGCTTCTAGTATTTTTGATATTCTAACGGAAGGAAATAAATCCAAGTCATCTACGCCCTCGCCAAATATTTTAGTTGTACCTACGTTTGTTGTTAGCAATTGTAAAGGGTTACTATAATTTGGTGTTGAATTATAAAAGAATTGCTTTCTAGTATTTATTAAATTATAAACTATATCCCTATCAAACAAGCCTTGCTCCAATCCTATCTGAATACTTTGAACACTCGGAGAATGGTCTAACGCTTGCAAGTCTAAAGAGGTTAGTTCATCTTCGCCAATTAAGTCTTTTATATTTACTAAATCACCAAAAAAATTAATTGTATAGTTTGCGGGTTTGCCATCTTTTACGCTAACTTTTTCTAATCTAAATTTGCCAATTCTAAAAGGGAAACCCGATATTTTAATTTCGCCTTTAACCTTAGTTCTTGCATCAAAAGTATTATCTATGTCTGCATCGTAATAATGTTTGAATAAAAAATTATTTCGGTCGCTTGCTGGTACCGTAAAACTTTTAGTAAAGTCAGTATTGATTTTAGTTATATCGTCGGTGTTTGCAACCGAACTATTAAAATCAATATTTTCGTCTTTTGATAAATCAACCTTTGTATTTCCTATAAATATTTCTGTAACCATTATACATTATTAATATCATTAAAAGCGTACTCAAATTCTAAACTATAATTTATCAATCTGTCATTTTGTCTAGTCTTAAATTCTTGGCTCTTGCTAGATACGCTAATTGGAATTGCTTGTCCGCCCTCTAATACCCAAACTTTCTCACTAAGTAATAATTGCTTAACTGCTTCGTTTTTATCTTCGGTTACAAAGCCGCTGTTAATTGTAAATTTGCTCCTAGACTGTACGTTAAACGTGTTAAATTGATGCTTACCTAAAGGAGCGCCACCCTCAAAACTATCGCAAGTTACAGAAATGGTATCTTTACGAACTTTAAACATAGTGAATATCTGACTTGCACCCTCTTTATTTTGAAAAACTATATCAATTGGCGTGTATCTACATTCATCTGTTATTAACAAAGTCTTAACTATTCCGTTGTAAGTAATTTCTACGTACTCATCGGTGGTTGTTTGGCTTAAATCTACCCATAAATATTTAATTAACTCACCGCTAAAGGTTGAACTAGGCGTTTGAATAGTGTAATTTATCTCTCCCAAAGGGTAACTGCGTACTGCTATCATAATTAAAAAGGTAAAAGTGCATAGTCGAATGATATATTTTGTACTTCTGGACCAACTTCTCGTAACGCCAACTTAAAAGAAGTGCTTGTCTTTTCTCTGATGCTGTAAATTACATCATTATTTACGTCAAATACTCCAGAAACGTGAACTAACGAGCCTAATACTTCATATTGGTCTGTACCTACATTTGGAAACGTAACCGTTTTAAGGACATCTGTACCTCCAACATCACCGATATAATAGTTTGCTATTCTTAAGAAGGGACTTGCTGCTGGTGCTGCTTGTATTGTGTTAATTTGTGTTTGCAAACTTGCGACTTCCTGCGCTATGAAATTCAAAATAGCTGTTTCAACTACTCTATGTTCGGCTGCTGTTATATCGCTTTGACTAGCTAAATTCAAATTTATAATTGCTTGTACTTCTGCTTGTGTTGCCATAATATTAAACTATAAAATAATCAATTGTATAATCGTCTGCGTTGTAATCTGGTATAATAGATTGCTCTACTTTGATAGGTAAAATAAATAAACCGTTTCGATCTACCTTATATTCGTCTTGAGTTACTAATATTTTGTTAGTTGGGATAGTTGGATTCGCACCCTCTTGAAAATAACCATAACCTTTTATTGCTAGGTTTGTTTGCTGCAATTGTATTACAGTAGGTGCTACATCATAGATAACGTGGAATCGAACCCACGCTTGGTTGTCGCTATCATACAAACCAGCGAATGGCGGTATAGTAATATCAAAATCTATAAAATCATTTACTATCCTACCAATCTCAACCCTATCAATTGCGTTTGAGCCAGTTGGGTTAAACCTTGTCTTTTGATAAGAGGATAAACTAGGTACTGCTGTTATGTTACCTTGCCATATAAATATCTGCACCGTGTAAGAAGTGCATACCAGCGAATTACTAGGACTAGTTAACGGAATGTCAATATAATAGGGCGATAGTGTTTTAATCATTTTTTACTTTATATAATTGTAAAACTGCAGCAAGTTTACTATAAGGATCTACTCCTAAATTTTTAGCATCAGTAATACTTATCTTTGTACAAATGCATCTGTCTTTATTTAAAGAAACGTACGCTGAATGTATTTGCTTGTCTTGCTCGATTAATCTTAAAATATACTTTATCATTTGTTATTTTTTAAACTTGTCTTTAATAAATCTCTCATATCTAAACCGTAAGCCTCTATTAATTCTTTAGGCAACTTCTTGAACTCGTCGTTAAAAGGACTTGTTAAAAAGTTACTCGTTTTAATTCCTTTGCTATGTATAGAGCGACCGATTATAAATGCCATTTGTTTAAAACTCATAAACCGCCCTTGCTTAGTTCTAAATTGAAATCTCTTTCTTTTTACCCAGCCTAATATTGGAGCGATAGGTACGGAAACTTTACCTTGTTTAAATTGAAACGGACTGCTTGGCGCTCTTGAATTATCTTTTGTTCCCTTAACTCCTTTGTCTACGAACGTGGCGTAATCTTCTGCAAGCAATGTAAACTCTAAACTATTCTTTGACTTCTTAACCGTGAACTTTAAACTTTCGCTTAGTTTACCAGTATCTAACTTGTCCCGCTTTGCAAGTATCGCCTTAGCTTTCTTAGTAACGTTATCGCCAAACCTATTTAATATTTGTTCTGTTAGCATAATGAAACTAAAACGTTTGGCACGTCGATTGTAAATGTCATAACCCAGCCATCTAAAAGGTTCTTTTTACTCTCTGTCATTTGTTCGAGGGTAGGATTTTCGCTTGCGGTTATATCGTTCTCCTCAAAGTCTTTTAACATTAACAACCATAACCTATTTACAACCGCTAAAGTTTCGTTTAGATTATCTATTTCATTGTCGTTCTCGTAAAATTTATCTGTTGTTATTTCTTTGTTAATATCTCTTATATCCATCGCACCAATTTGGCAGTCGAATCTTATTATAGAATCGCTAGGAAAAGAACAGTTACCAATGCTAATATGTAACAAAGGAAATATATTTTTCTTACTAATATCAACGTCCTCAAAATCTCCTTGTGTTATTGTGTTAATAAAATAATCCTGCTCGGCTAGAGTCTTAATGTATCGTAAAATTTCGCTATATCCGTTCATATAAGTAAAACGATAAGATTGCTAATATGTAACAAAAGCAAAAACCCTACTCGAATGAATAGGGTTTTAATATTAGTTTTATGTTTTATCTTTGAATTGTTAGTCTTTTTTTAGTTCAGGAATACCTCCAGCTCTAATCATTTTAATTTTCCAAACATCTAAATAATAACTTAACATACCTATGACCTCAAATTCTGTAAAGCCTTCTATTCTAATATTTGTTTCTAATCCTTCTTTATTTTCTTTTTGTGTAATTTTTAGTGTTTTCATACATATATTATTTTTACTTGATAAACTTCCGCACAAACTACATTTATATATTGGTTTATAATTTTTAGTAGTTCTAAACATTTTTGCTTTACATATTTCACAAATTTTCATTTTCTTTTATTTTTTTATTTATTTCACATTGCAAACTATCCAGCCAATCAATAGCATTTCCATTAATTAAATTTTTCCAATAATTGCACCGAACTGAATTAAATAAACATCTTATCAATAAAGTGTTTCCTTTTTTTTCAAACCAAAGTAACCAATCATTGCAATAATTTTCATTAACAGAACATTTTTCAAATGCTATATCAATATATTTTTTTAAATGATAATAAATGTCGTTTACTCTATCTTTTTGCAAAGCATCTTGTTTTAGTATTTCCAACATTATATTAAACATTGGAAATACTTTTTTGTATTTTATTGGCGTGTTATACATTATTTTTCAAATTTAGCTTGTAAGTTAGGCATTGTAAAAAATTCAACTCCTTCTGAAATTCTTAACTCATTCATTTTTAAAAATGATTTATATGCTAATCTAAATTTTTTAACTCCTAAATACATATTCATTCTTTTTTGGTAAGTTGCTGCTGTCATAATTTCTGTTTTTTTGGTTTAGCGTTATTGCTTGTACAAAGATACAACCAACATTTGAATAAACAATACTTTATTTAAAAAACTTTTAAATTATTTTTATTTATAATCTAAAAGCAAAAACCCTACTAATTAAAGTAAGGTTTTTTTTATTACCAAGCATGGGACTCGAACCCATATACAGAGTTTTTCAACCATGATACGCGGATAGTGCGTTATGTATACCATTTCCAACAACTTGGCAATTTAAATAGCAATTTTCCTAAGACTGATATTTCTACAAATATAAGAATGTTATTTGGATAAACAATACTTTATTTAAAAAACTTTTAATTTATCTTACAATTCGGTTATTTGCTTACCGTTAGATTTATTTTGCGCACTTATGATTGCTTTATTTTCCACCACCTCGCAACTTAAAAATAATAAACATTTATGCAAACTTAGTTGAGTTACTTTGTCAATCGCAAAGATGTCGTCTTTAGCTAACTTTTTAATAGTAGGATACCAGCCCCAATCTTTAAAGTAGTTTGCCATATCCTCGCCCTCGCTTATTCCACGCTCGAATATCTCAGGGTATAATCCTCTAACTCGCTCGCTAAATTCAAAAAAAAAACCAGCGCGCCATTAGCAATATTTAAAGGCATCGATTTCATTCGTTCAGCATATTCCGCAGTACCTTTATAGCTTTCTATTTCATACCTCCCGTGTGCTTTATTTCTTATCGGTCGGAATAGTATAGCCATTAGATTATGTAAATCATTTTGGCTTGTTTGGTATTTCTCCAGATCTGCAAACTCTCCTAAACTAATTTCTTCAAAGTCATTTATAAATCCAAACTCTAAGCCATCTAATTTAAAGGTAGACTCAAAAGAAACCGCTGTATTTAAAGCAAGGTCTACTTGTTTGTTTATACGTTCAAAGTCGATAGCCTTTACGCTACCCAAATCTTTAAATGGTATGTTTGTAAAGATTGATACTTTACGCTTGTTAAAATTCATTATATCTAAGTCGCGCTCTAGCAACTCCATATACTTTTGGAACTGCCCTAATGTAACCTCGCTAATATTTTCTGGTATGTTTATTTTCATAATTATCTTATATCAAATTTTCCTCTATGTGGGTTGCTTAAATGAAAGAACACATTGTATCTTATTGCATCTATTGCGTGATTCCAATTGTCTACAAACAAACTACTTGCTTTGTCGCTGTAAACATAGTTATTTAACTCCTTAGCTACATTAAAGCTTTCTTTATCTATTACTAATTGATAGTCGCGCATTAACTCAATACCAGCTTTAATACTTCCCGCGCCTTTTTCGGTTGCCTGTATGTTAAATCCGTATCGCTGTATTTCTTCTATTAATCTAGGTTCTGCACTATCTGCAATTATCAACTCTTTGCCAGATACGTTTTGTTTGTATATTATTGCCAACTCGCTTGTTGTTAACTTTGGCTTGTATAACAATTCTTTAACGTATATTATTTTTAACTTTCTGTCTATTGCTACCTTAACCAATGTGCTAGGGTCAATACTAAATCCAAAATCCGCACCGAAGGAATAAGGTAGAGTATTGTCAAAATCTCCAAACTTCCAATTTGTAAATACAACACCTTCCGCTTTGTCTAGCCAGCCACCTAGTATTTGATGTTCGTACTTCTTAGGGTTGTTTTCTTTGATTAATTCTATTTCGTTAATAAAATCTATGTTAAGATTATCTAAGTTGTTTAGATACGTTGTATGGATGTAAGTTGTATTCCCTTTAACGCCGTTAAATCCTTCCGTTACTCCAGCCTCTTCAAAGAACTTTCTATAAATCCAATGCTCTTTTGTAGCAGGATTTAATATAAGTATGATTCTATTTTGTTTATTCTTAATTCTAATAGATAGGTTTATCTTATCGAAAGTACTTTCATCTGTTAACTCCTCTGCCTCATCTAGCACCCAAGTGGTAACTCCCGTAATTGATTTAAGGTTTGCTGTCTGGTCTCCCGAACTTGTTTTAATACCTCTAAATATTATCTCGCTATTCGTTTGCTTATTCTTTATTTCGGTCTTATTAACATCAAACGCGTTATTCATTTCAAGTAAGTCTATTTTCTCTTGAAACTCTGGTATAACCGACAAGTGCGCAGAAGTCATTGTTTGTCTAGTGTATAGTATTTTATGCCCTAATTCAAAAGATAGTAGACTTGTAAACCTACCTACTTCAAATGACTTGCCAGAACCACGCCCGCCAGTAATAACAAAGTATCTGGTATCGTTACTTAAACTATTCCAAATCTGTTTCTGTTTGGCTATCATATAAATCCTTTATACTAAAATTATTAACCTCGTGAGTATTGTGTTGGTCGATTACTTGCTTAGGCATACCTAAATAATAAGATAAGAATAATTTACAAGCCATTAAATCTCCGTCTTTAGCCAAAGAAGATATTTTTTTTAAAATGACAACAACATCTTCAACATTAGATGCTTCATCTATTGCTAATTTATAATCGTTTTTTCGCTTATCAATACCTAGTGCTTTGGTGCTGTTTCCACCGTTGTTTTTTCTCTTGTCCATAATCAATATAATTCAATATTTGATTTTATTTATTTGCATACGGTGTAGGAATCGAACCTACCCACTCGGTGTTGGAGACCAAATCGCCTACCTTGGGACATTACCGCATATTTAATTCATGCAAAAACTACACATTAATAACGATGAATATTTAATATTGTAACTTATTGGTAGAAAGTATTGCCTAAACACGCTCTTATGTATTCTTAGTTTCAAGGTTTACCAATTTTTGCTACCATAATTTTTTATTTAATAAGTTCTACTTTAATTAATTCGTCTAAACTCTCATCAAAAACAAATAACACTGCGTAATCTTCTAATTGTTCTTTTATATATTTAGCCAAAATTTCTTTTTCGTTTTTAGATAAACTTATTACATTTACTTTAACTAATGCTATTGTTTTTGCTATCATAATTTTTTATTTGCTTTTATCTTCGCCTTCTTTTCTATTCTACTAACTGTCATAAAATTTATTTTGTAGCGTCTTTCTATTTCCCTTAGTGAGTTATCGTATCTAAGTATTAATATCTTTCGCTCTTTCCAAGTTAAGCAATCGGGAACTTTATAAATAGTATCTTGTTCTTCTTCTTCTGCTGCTAGGTTTGCACTTAATTCACAATGCATTCTTTTATTCTCAGACTTTAACCAATCTAACCAAACAGACTTCAATGTGAAATAAATATAAAAATCGTTTAGTTCTTTGTCGTAGTCTTTTAGCTTAAGATACATTTCGCTTACTATGTCATCAGCTAAGAATTGGTCTTTACAAATACCTCTCGCCATCTTCACCCACAAATCGTGCTTTAAACAAAGAATTTCTAACATAGTAATAAAATTAAGTTATACAAATATAAGTTAATAATATTATTATGTTAGAAATATGATTTTATAGTTTGCTTATTTCTTCTGAAACTTCAATATAGTAAAGTCTTTTATTACATTCTTCTTGTGTGTTATTAATGTAAGGTATTGTTTCTAAAATTTCTTTTACCGCTAGTAAGGCGCATTGCTTTGCGCTTTCCATTTCTTTGATTATTTTACACGAACCAACTTGTCTTTCGTCTTTATACGCAAGCGGTCTGAATTTATAAAACAAGTCCTTTGCCTTTTCTTTTGCTGTCATAGTTAGATTATTTCAAATTTATATCCAATAATATCCTCAGCTTGTTTATGCGTTAGTTTTATTTTTCTATTATCAAACTTAATGCCTTCAGTAAATTCAAAGTAATTTTCAGAAGCAAAAGCCCAATCTTCATTTTCAAAATCGCTACCTTTTAATAATTCTTTTACCGTTTTCTTTTTTGTTTCTTTGTAACTAAGTATTTTTGCAAAATTACATCCATCTACAATTTTTATATTATTTACTGAAACTTCTGCATCTATCCAATAACCGCCGCACCATTCGTGAATATCTCTAAGTATTTTAATCTTAGTTAGGTCATAAATTCTATCGCTAGATAAACATTTAACTTCTTTAGCATTCTTAAAATGTTCTTTGACTTCTTCTAAAGTTGGAGTTTTGTTTTTTAATAATGCAGAAAGGTGTTTGTTGTAAATATCTAAACAACAACTTCCAATGTGTTTAGAGCTGTTAATGTGTTCTTTAACCTCTTCTAATGTTGGTTCTTTCATAATTTTATTTTTAAGTTTAATTTTTCAATCCATTTTGCGTAATCGTTTCTAAATTTTAATATAGCTTTTATCATAATTGTTCAAGAGTTAAAAAGTTTAGTTTGCTTTGTAAAATTGTTGTTTGCCTTGTTACATAAACAATATCGTGGCTTGTAACAAAAGGATTATTTTTATAAAGCCTTATTTCGTTTACTTGGTTATCGTTGTACATTCGTCCTAGCTTAAACTGCTTCTCTACGTGTTCTAAGTTTAGATATTTAACTCTTGACCTTACCGTTTCATAACCTATCTTTAAAAAGTCTGCTATTTGTTTTTTGTTGCGTAACACTATAAATGTTTTTTCTCGTAATCCTTACAGATAACATTCAAAGCCTCTATACATTCTCTAAACATTTCTAAAGGAACTTTCTTTTGTAGGTTTTTTTGCTTGTAAGTCTTACTTGGTCTTCCCGCTCCTTTTGGATTTTTTTCTGTTTTCATAATGTTTATTTTTATTTTTTTTTAAGAGAACTTATTTACAAAAGATTTGTATTTAATTAAATCAAGTTCCATCTTTATTATCT